CCAAAAGGACATGCTGACATACATGCTCCACAGTTTACGCACTTTTCTTCTTTTATAATAGATCTTCTTGTTTCTGGATTAACATCCAATGCTCCTGTAGGGCATACTTTTTTACAAGGTCTCATAACTTCTGAAATAGCATCATAAGGACAAGCTTTTTTACACATACCACACTCTTTACATATCTCTTGATTTATATATGCTCGTCCAGCAATATAGCTAATTGCATTAAAATTACATGCCTCTTGACATCTATGTGCAAGGCAATTTCTACAAGAATCTGTTACACTGTACTTATTTATAGGACACTTATCACAAGCAGCCTCAATAACATAAATAATTTGTTCATCAGGTCTAATATCTATTAGTTCTAAATCTTCTGTGTCCCCATTAGCTAAAAATCCTGATGCAAGTTTTGCTCTTTCTAAAACGATAGCTCTTTCTTTGTAGACACAACACCTATACATTGCTGTATCTCCTTTAATAACTTCATAGGGAACCTTTTCAATTTCCTCTTTAGTTAACTTATCATCCTTTGCTAATTTAGCTACAGCTGTTAGTACTTCATGTTTCAGCTTATTTAATTGCGTTTCAAATTGGAACATACAATCACCTCTTCATCCTTCTTTTATACCCTATAATTACTTTATTTGTAATTACAATTAAATTATAACATATATATCACTTGGTAAAAATGGTAAAATATACTGTCGGAATTTTCTGATTTTATTTTGTTTGTACGTATATTTCATGTTATAATTGTTTTTGTCTAAATTTTATACTCATAGGTGATAGTTATGATAACAGTTTATAAATGTGAATTATGCAATAGAGAAGTACCTCAATTAACTGAGCATCATTTAGTTCCAAAAGAACGTGGTGGAAAAGATTTTCCTACAGCTGATTTATGTATTACTTGTCATAAACAAATTCATGCTTTATATACCAATCGTGAATTGGCCGCTAGACTTTTTACCATTGATCGTTTAAGGAATGACGAAAAAATAAAACGTTATTTAAAATTTATATCCAATCACTCAGGTGATTCTCATATTACAATAAAAAAATCAAAAGCTGTACGCTGTAAAAACTAAAACTCTATGTGATTGAACCTTCACATAGAGTTTTTTATTTATGTTTAACTATTAACTTATCTATTCTTCTCCAACCTTTATCTTATTTTCTCTAGCAAATAGTTTTTGCTAAGAAACATTTTGAAAGATAATACACAAACTTTGAATATATCTATACTTAAAGCATTATTCTTATTTACAACAATAATACTTTTGAAAGAAAATGAAATTAATTTTTGACGAATTTTTGACGACAAAATTTAATACTAGGATAATAACTATATCCTAGTCTTTTTATATTACATAAACACTTTCTTAATGCTATAATATTAACGAGGACTCCCAATTTTTTCGCTATTTTTTTGTACACAAAAAGGACTAGATTAACCATAAGGTTGACCTAGTCTCTTTTTATTTGCTGTTTAGATATTAACAACATATTTATAGTATTACCTACCATATTAATTTTATACAAAAAACTAGTAAGTAAGATTTCTCTTGCCTACTAGCTTTTTAGATTTGCTTTTATTGTTTATTTCTCAGCGAATTCTAAATTTTCTTCTAATATCTTCAGATACTTAGTAGCTTGTTCTACTTCTTTATCTATTATAGGTATATCATAATATCTTGCATTAATGCTAAAATCATATAATCTCTGATATGGAACTTTTATTTTTTTATACTCTTTTGAATTAGCTTCAGCTAGATTACTAATCAAATTAAATCTATCTTTATGTTTTGTTGTTCTTAACGACTCTGGGAAACTCCCTTCTACTAAATGCATTGCAGCATAAAACAAAACTGTAACTTTCCATTCATTACATTTATTGCTGTGATTAAAATTTTTCCTAACAACATTTAGATTTTCTAAATATTTCTTTTTATGAAGTTTTGCATCCATCTTTATCTATAACCTTATAATTATTTGTAATGAATTTAACTTGATTTTCTACATTTTCTAAAACCTCATTATCATAGATCATCAGAGAATATCTTTCGTCATATGTATCAAGGAAATCACTGTATATTTCATCTGCCTTATCACTTACAGAATCCTTAACTACAATCCATAACTTGATTTTATCTTCATCTTCAAATTCATACCCTATAACAAATTCATCATTATTTTTCAATTTTTCAACAAATTCATCTAACATAGAAATACCTACTCCACTAGCATTAGAAGATTCGTTATCCCATAAACAAACAATTTCGTCAAACTCATCTTGAAAACAGTTTTTACTTTCTGAAAAATAAGACTTTGTTCTTAAATTTTTAATTCTATTTATAAAGTCTTTTTGAACCTGATAATTGTCGCTATTTTCAATTTTTTTAAAATTCTTTAATACTTCATTTATGGATATTTCTTCTTTTATATTATCTTTATTATTTCCTAAGTTAGAATATTCATTCATATTTAAAATTTTATTTTTTTGAGGTAGCAATCTCTTCACCTACTTCCTCAAAATCACTAAGTATTTCACCCAAGATATCAATATTGTATTTCTCATTATATTCATCAGCTAAATCTATTAGTCTTTTTAAGATTACTTTTAATCCTTCTTTATTAATATTAATATCAGATACTATTTCTATCTCTTCGGATTTAGATATTTTTCCATCACTATCAAATTTCGCTTTTCCGAAAATCATACTAATATTATCTTCATCTTGTTCCTCTAATCTAGCTGCAAAACAATTAGGATAAATCTTTTTAGTTTTAACATTAGTCATAATAGATACCTCCTAAACATTTTATTATGTTAAATAATTCAATGTTTAACATAATTTTATCATGTTTTGGTAAATATTCAATATGCCTATCTTTATATTGTACCCATTTTTATGATTTTTTATACACCAATATTTATATTTAAATATTTTTATGCAAAATAAAAAAGTAGCAGATAAGGATTACTCCCTACCTACTGCCTTTTATAAGTATAGTACTATTAATAAGTATAACCAATTATTTATTTAAAATATACTCCCAACATGCAGGACCTAAATTACTGTCGTTCTTAAATCCTAATTTAGCATTTAAATTTACGACAGCTTGATAAAAACTTCCGTTTCCCTTAGCTGGACCATATGAACCATCTATAGGTCCATTATATAATCCTAAAGCTTTCATACTTGATTGAGCTAAAAATACATATGTACCCTTTGCTCCATATTTTAATACGTTCTTCTTACATTCCTTTAACAATTTTCCTTCCTCCTTAATTTGTGGTTTTTCTTGAGTTGGTTTATTGGTAGAAATTTCTCTTCCTAATACACCTTCAACTATTGCTTTTGCTATAGCTTTATATCCTACGCTTAAATACTTATCTGCATCTTCTGTATCAACAAAGCACACCTCTACAAGCATAGCTTTCGCTTTTGTTTTTCTTATTACATAAAGACCAGTACCAGCTTTAACTCCTCTATTCCTAAAACCTAACTTTTCTATGTTTTTACATACATCTATAGCATCTTGATATTGTCTACCTTCATAGGTATAAACCTCAACGCCTTTTCCACCACCTGCATTAAAGTGAATTGCTATAAACCAATCTAAATCTTGCCTATTAGCTTGCTTTACTATTAAATCTAATGATTCAGAAGTTGAGTTTGCATAATCTATTGTACAATTTATAACCCCTTCTCCTTGATCCTTTAGTAACCTTCTTACTTCGTTTCCTACTAATCTTGTATGCTCACTTTCTTTTATTTTTCCTACCGCTCCACTTCCTGGACCTGTTTTGGTATGTCCATCATTAACGCCATATACTGCCATTATAAAACCTTCTTTCTTTTTAAATCTTAATTATAAAAAGAGTAGTCTTATGACTACTCTTCTTTTGCAAGTTGCTTTGCAGTTTGGTTTACCCCTACGCTAACTCCCCAGCATAATATTCCTTGTAAGAAAGAAGTTACTGACAACCCACTTATAAGCATACTAGAAGCTACTGTAAAGACCATAAGTATAATTGTTATATACTTGTCCTTTACACTTTCAAGCCTCTTAAGAAATACACCTAATACATAAGTAGCAGCAATAAGAATTAATAATTGTTCTGGGATAAATTTTAATAAGTTTTCCATTTTTACATCTCTCCTTTATTTAAATAAATTGGTTTGTATTGCATAAAAAAAGAACCCTAACAAACTAGTTGCCATAAGTCCTATTAGCCAATTAATAGATTTTGTTTGTGCTTCAAGCCTTTCACAAAGATTATCCATCTTTACATCACTTGCTGCTCTTCCCTCCTTTAACTCGTCAATCTCTTTACTATGGTCATTTAATCTTCTTTCGTGAACCTTTAAACGATGTTCCACTAGTTCTTCATTCATATAGCACCTCTCTTTTTAAGTTCTTCTTTAACTTCTTGCAAATACCTATCTGGTACTTTTTTAATTCCATATTCTCCATTTAGGCTTCTTTCTCCAGCTTCAACTAAATCAGCATAAATTTTAACCATATTAAATTAATCCCCCTTCCACAATTTCAGCTAATGCTAGTTCGATACTTAAAATCTTAGCATCCTTTTCTTCTGACAATTCAGCTAAAGCCAATTTTAATTCTAAGTTTTCTTTCTCTAATTTTTCATATGGAGTAATTTCTCTACTAGCTTCAACTTCTTCTTGAATTTGTTTTATTTCTTCACTAGTATAACCTTCTACCCATTTTTCTCCATCCCATTTTGGCTTATAAAAACCTTCAGGGCAATAAGTTTCTATACAATCAGAAGGGATTTCTTCTATGGGGTTTAAAATAACATCTTCAATATAAAAACCATCAGTATTTATCCTTAAAACTTTTTTCATATTTCCTCCTAAACATCAGCTACAAAACTAATTCCATCTAATGACATCCAACCACTAGAACCACAATATGCTGAAACATCCCCACCAGGATATATTACTATTTGACCATATCCATTAAAGTTATTGGCTACTGCTTGTTGAAAACCTTGTTTTGGTCTATATCCTACTGGAAGATTAAAGATTGTTTTACCCATTGTTCCACCAGTAACCAACCCTTCTAAATGTACTATTCTCATTGAATCCTTAGTAAATCTAGCATCATAACTCCCCCCATAAGATTTCCAACCATTTTGGAAAGTTGGTTTTACATAAGATTCGTGGCTTAGATCATATGCATAAACTGATGCTCTCCAAGGATTCCAAGTTCCTGCATAATAAGTTCTTATCCAAATATTATTTTCCCAGCCATATATATGATATTTTTGCCAAATCATTGCTCCGTCAGTGGAAGCATGTACTTCTAACACTCCAGCATATGGTCTTGGATAATTAGTGCCATTTGATGCTTGGGCATTTGAGCCTTGTGTATAAAAACCAGTTTTTGTATAATTGTTTAAATTCTCATTATCTCCAAGTAATCTTTGAAAACCATAAGCTTGTAATTCTGATAATGTTGGTTTATTACCTTCATGGTATATCTTTCTCCAAGGGTTCCAACTAGTTCCCATACCAGCTCTGAATTTTAAATCTTCAGAAAGTGTAGTAGATGAAGGATTAGATAGTTGCCAAGTACAATATCCATCAGTCCAACCTTTTACAGTTATACCACTTCTCCAAGCATCTCCATATTGGTTATTAAAAAATGCTGAAATGGTTTTATCTGAACACTCATTAGGAGTAGGATTTGTATTTCTAACATCTGGTACGTTTATATGAGTATGACCATGGCTTGAAGGTGATGCCCCAATATCTGCTGGTGTAGGTTTTCTTCCTGTGTGATAAACATTATTACCACCTACTTGAACATTTCCAGCATTCATAATTCCGCTTACATTAGCATTACCGCCAACCTTAAATTTATAAGTGCTATCTGCAAGTGTGTTTACTCCTACCCCCTTCTTTCTTATTGAAAGAATTGGTATATATGCAGATACATTATAAGTAAATGTTTGTGTTGCTCCTGTTAAACCGCTATTGTCAGTTATTTCTATAGTTATTGTATAAGCTTGGCTTTCTGTTAATCCAGTTTCTCTAAGTGTATAAGGAGAACCAGCAAAAACTATCCAACTTCCACTCTTCCCCTTATATCTCCTTGAAGATATAGCAACATTCTCCATACTACTTCTTGTTGCTGTTGTTACAGCAATAGAAAATTCTGTCGTTGCTCTTGTTGGCGTTCCAAAGCTAACTGTTGGTGTGTTATAGTAATGAGCGTAAATTACATCACTTTCTTTAGTAACTGTATAGTTGAATGTAGTTCTAGTTATAAGTTTAAATACAAAGGCTGTTTTAGCTGTTACAGCACTAGTTTTATATGTGTAGCTTGTGGCTGTTAATCCAGTTGCTATTGTTTCATATCCTCCAGTACCTTTTTTTACTTGTAAATCATAAGTTACAGCTTTTCCTAAAGGATCACTTCCAGCATTCCACGAAATTACTATATCCTTATGTGAAGGAAGATAATAACTAGCGTTACCTATTGTTACTAATCCACCATGTGCCTTAAATGTGGCACTTGTAGGGTTAGTTCTTAAATCAACTGAAACAGTAACGCTCTTACTTGCTTTAGTTCCCCTAGCATTTACAGTTTCTACATTAATAACAAAAGAGCCTTGCCAATTACTATTAATTGTTAGGCTCTTTAAATCCTCAAATCTGATATATGGAGTTGTAGGAGCAGTACCACTTTTAAATATTGTTATTGTTGGGCTAGCAGTTAAGTTTGTTGCATTATAAATCGTTATTTGTGGAGAACTAAGATTATATTTAAGTCCTGTAGTTCCATCCGAGTTTAAAGCTCCTGAAAGAGTAACTACAAAATTAGCTGTTGTATATCCTATTGCTCCGCTTACACTTGCACTTGCCGGGGTTAACTTGTTCTTAGTATAGACATAAGTCCATCTATCACCAGCCCACGCTGGAACTCCATCATGCCCTTGTATAAGGTACTTAATTACAGCTCCTTGACCAAGTGAAGATATATCATCAGTTGTTGTATATCTATTACCTTTAGTCTTTGTAGCACCCCTCACAATAGTCTTGTCTTGTTGGCCATTTACATACCTATAAATATCATAGTACATTGTACTCTGCTCTTTATCATTAAGAGCTGGGGCATCTATGGTTACGCTCCCAGTATTCTCAGGGATTATTTTATCTTGTTTCCATCCATTTATATTAGCATCATTACTAGCCCATGTTGGAGCTGTATTCCATGTACTTAACGATACTGTCTTTCCAGTTATGCTCCAGGAATATCCTGACGTACTAGTAAACTTTATAGAAGCTGAAAGAGTTCCTCCGCTAGTTCCTGCTGAAGCTTTTATGGTTACTGTTTTAGCCCCTTTCCATGCATCTCCGCTCCAACTTCCACTATTTAGAGTTACTCGTGCTGTTGTTCCATTTATAGTAACATCCGCATATAGTGGATAATTAAAATATGAAGTTGAATATCTCAATCTTGCATTAATTGAGACTTGATAGGTTGCACTAGATCCATCTCTAGCAGTTTGCTTATAAGATACTTGATAGTATTTATGTGGGCTAGAGCTTGAATCAAAATAAGTATTAGCTAAACTCATATTTCCCTCCTATATTACAAAATCTATTCCTTCATTTCCCGAATCCATTTTCTTTACAATTCTTACATCCCCAACCTTTACTTCTTCTGTGACTTCTATACTTCCTACAAACTTTGTCTTAGCTGGAGAACTTCCATTGTTCTTCTGAAATATAAATTCAGGTGCATTTGCTGCTAAATCCCCCTCTTGTGAAAATATAAATGTTCCCGAACTATATTTAAATACTGTGTTGTAATCTCCATTTCCACCACGATAATTAAAGTTCATAAGGTTGCCTGTTGAAGCTCCGTCAATCATAAAGTTATATTTATCACCTTGAATAATTAATTTTCCTTTATTAATTTCTGCTATCTTTGAGCTAGGATCTAGTCTAAAATACGGAGAACTTTCAGCTCCAAAAGTTACTGGCTGATTAAAGTTTGAGATATCATCAGTTAAACTAACCTTTTTGGCTGTATCATTATTAGTCCAAATTTCAAACTTAGCACTCGAACTATTTGTATCTTCTATTCTTATATTTCCAACTTGTACCGAACCTGTCCACGTACCATCAAATATCCCCTTTGTGGCAATTACAGTACCATCTTGTAAAACCTTAAAAGGTGCTGAATCTCTATTCTCATAATTAGTCCCAGCCCAAAATCTAACCGGATTAAGATTGTCTTCAGGTGATGGTGTCCATTTATCACTTGTTTCATTACCTTCTTCCAACTTAATCCATTCTATTGTACTTTCAGAAGTTACTGAACTTTCCAGTGCATAAACATTTAAATATGTGTTGGAAACTGTAGTGCTACCTGATGTTACCTTCCAAACAAATGCTAATTTATATATTCCATTCGCTCCTTGAGTTGAAGGTGTTAACGTAGCTACCCTAATACTTCCTCCACTATTATATATTCCAAAACCAGTTTTTCCTTCCCCTAATTTACCTTTTATCGAAATAGTATATGTCTTCCCAGCCACTGGTTTTTTATCTCCAAAATAAAAACTTTTTACAAGGTAAGAAGCTGTTGTTATATTAGGGTATGATTTTTTTAATAAGTTTGGATTTTCTGCTATACCACCAAAATTAGTTATACCAGCATTGGGAAGAAGAACATCCCCACGTACTATCGCATTATTCATTATGATATTGCCATTCTTCTCTATTCTATATCCTTGTTGCTTGTTAGGATCAAATCCAGCAGATTCTATATTTCCAGTTACAAACACTTCACCATCACTATTTATATGAAAAGTTGTTTTTCCTGATGGATCATTAACTTTTAAACCTTTGGCATTTATAGATTCTGCATTTATAGAATTAGTGTAAATTCTTCCACCATCTATATATGTTTGGTCTCCATCTGTAGGAAAAATAAACATTTCTTTTACATCATCAGAAAAGCTTTTAAAGTTTACTATTCCCTCAATATCAAGGAATTCACTACTTATCTTACCAGTCTTTATTTGGTCGGCATGGAGTTCTATAGTCCTTAATTTTACTGCAAAGGCTTCATTGGTGAATAATTCATCTAGCTGTAGCTTTGAAGTTGATACACTTCCTTCACCTAAATGATTATTTCCTATAGCTCCATCTGTTATTAACTCATCAGTATGCTCTTTAAATATAGAAGCAATAGAACCTCTTGATAACATTGGTTTAGCAATTCTAATAGCACCGTTACCTTGCAATCTAGGTCTAACATTCCCATAAGTTACATTAGCCCATGCAGTTGTATTAGGGACTTCAAAATCAACTATATATCTTGTCCAAGTTCCTTTTGTAATTGTGCTATTAGTCCAACTTTTAATCAATATTGCTGTACTTGTCACCCCTGATATTGCTACTTCTTCACTGTCATAACCATCTAATGCAATACCAAAATTATTAGATAAAGTTTCACTGCCATTTACTAATGCATAAAAACTAAATACAAATTTTTCACCAGGTCGCATAGGAACTCTTGAAAGAGCAACACTTGAGTAATAAGTATCAGCTTTTCCACTAGTAAGATACTTTAAATAATTATATCCTTGAAAATTAGCAGTAGTCCCTTGAATTATTTCAACGATATTGTCAGTATCTTTAATCCATTCTTTTAAATTACTAACGGTATTAGGTAGTGTCAAAGGATTTTTCATAGCTGAATTATGAAGTAGATTATCCCCTTCTATTGTAAGAGCTCCAGCGATTATACTATCTGCTCTTAGATTTTTAACAATTATATTATTAAAATCAAGTGTTCCACCTTGAATCTTATCAGCCTTTAAGCTTTTAATGAAAGCATCTAAAACAGTAAGTGAACTAATATGAGCTTCATTTATTTGCCCTTTTCCTATATGCAAAGACTTTACAGCCCCTTGGGCCAGTTCTAACTCTCCAATAACTCCGCTTGCTAGGATTCCACTTTCTGCTGTAATACTTCCAGCTTCCAAGAAAGAAGCGTTAATCTTCTTTGCTCCTAACTCATCTGTTATTATTTTATCTGCAAATATTTCCTCAAATGTTCCAGTAGTAACTTCTATAGTTTCAAACCTTCCCAAAATACCTTGAAATTCTGTAGAAACAATTTGTCCAGCAACTATTTTGTCAAAGTTAGCAAATTGAGCTTTGACTTCGTCTGCTGTGACTTTAGTTGCAACTAATTCATTTGTTTTGATTAAATCACTTTGTAATTTTTTAATCACTGCATTTGCAGAAGTAAACTTGTCCGAAACTATTTCACCAGCTATGATTTTATCAAAATTAGCTAACATACCATTAATAGTGTCAACTGTCACTGAACCAGCTACAAGCTCTTTAATATCTGCAAATTCTGTTTTTACAATTTCAAACTCGGCTGATATACCACTTAGTTCTTTAATCTCTGCCTTTATAGCTGTTAAATACTCTGTATCTATCTTTGTTATAGTAGCTTCTTGAGCTTTAATTAATTCAGCTTCTAAATAATCAGTGGTAATTACCTCCGAAGCAAGTTGTTTTATTTTTGCATCAAGAGCTGTTACTGTTCCTATTTCTGCCTTACCAGCAAGAACAGTTTCAAATTCACCAACTTGACCTTCTATAGTTTCAAATTTACCATGTAAAGCCTTTAATGTATCATTTATAGTTACATTTTCGGCCTTTAAATCTTCAATCTCTGCAAACTTTATCTCTGCCTCTGTAATATCAACTTTAGTTGCTATTAATTCCCCTATTCTTGCCTCTGCAGCTAAAAGTTCATCAACATTAACTTTTTTTACAGTTATTTTTTCAACTACATCCTTTATAGCACTTTCGCTTACAGTACCATTATCAGAAGTAATATTATTCACTGTATCATTAACCTCTTGTTGCTCTCTTTGCTTCTCTTCAAAAGTAAGGGTAGTATTGGCTAACTCACAAGTATTTTTTTCAGGATTATTAGGATATTGAACTAATTTTACAATTCTAAGCCTATCCTTAATCCTATTATCTTTAGAGATAAGATCTACTAAATCACCTAAGGAATAATCGAGGATATTTTTATAAATATCATTAGATGCTGCAAGATCTGTAACAGTTGCCGAATAAGCAATATATGGCTTTGACATTTCATCTAATTTAAGCCTTGCATCTTCTTCAAGTGTTTCTAAATCTGTATACCTTTCATCTTTCCAGATATATTTTTTTACCTTATTAGAATACTGATAGTTTTCTACTTCAACTTTAAGCTGATTTCCTTCTTCATCAGTTTTACCTATAGCTATTAATTTAGTGTAATAATCATAAGTATTGCTCTGTATTGAAAGCTCTTTTAAGTTTACACCTTCAATTAAATATGCACCCCTGTATTCGCCTCTGGTCTCATATATCTCTAAAACTTTGTTTATAGTATCAAATTTATATTCATACTTATAAACCTTTTTAGCTTCCTGGAGAACTTCCCAACTACTACAAAAACTCTTTCTTACAGTTCTTCTCTTAGAAAGATTTCCATTTATCCTTACCCTCCAACCAGTTCCTGTTAAGGCTAACTCCAAACATTTATCTATTGTTTGATTAATAGTTTCAAACTGCTCGAATGTCTGCCCCTCTATATCCTCTACATTTAATTGAGCCTTTATGGAATAATATTGACCTCTAGCATCCTTTTGCTTGATTACATATTCATCTTCTTTTGTCCTAATATATCCCTCTTTTTCAATTAAATCTGACTTAATTTTAGGATATGAAAAAGAGAGCGTCTTATCTCCAGTTGAAAGCACGCTCTCTATTTTATAATCTTTGCAATTTTCAAGTAATCCTACTCTTACTTTTTCTTTGTTATATAGTAACATAGTCCCTCCTTCCTGGAGTTACTACTCCTTTAAAATAACTTCTAAGCTATTTAGTTCTTGTGTAGTAAGTTCTATATTGCTATTAAGTAAATCTGTAAGCTCAATAAGATGTAGATCCACTTCATTTTCAATTTCTAAAAGGTCTTTAATATCTCTATTCCATTCCTCTTTATTTTTTATAATGTATACCCCATCTTGAACTTTAATCTTGTTGTTTTCATCCCTCTCGCAATATCGTTCAATCATATTGTTGTGTTCCTCATAAAAAGCAGCAACAACCTTCTCCATTTTTAATATATTTTTCTTAACTGCAAAACTCACTTTAATAGGTAATTTAACTCCTTTTAAAGAAGTAAGAACACTAAATAAACTAACTATTTTTTCATTACTTAATTGCATTGAATTTTCTCCTTTACTCATACATTGGTTTGTATTTTATTGTTATATCACAAATACTTTTAGAAATTGTGATCCTATTCTCTCCTGGAACCAAAAAAGGAAATTCCCAAGTTTCAAAATCATCAAACTTATTAATCCCCTCTTGCGTTATTGTTCCAACCTCACTATTTATGATTATCTTTTTCCCTTGTTTTAGATTCTTTATTGTAAATGGCTCATCTGTTAACCCTGATATAGTTAAATCTGCACTTGCAGCACTAGGTAGTAGTTCCATAATTATAGGGGTTTTATTATTCCCCTCATTATTTATAATGGTCTCTTGAACCCTATTTGCATCTATTATTACCTCTTCACCATGTTCATAACCTATAAAGGATAAATTAAGCCTATAATCACTATCTACTTCCATTTTCTTAATACTTCTTTTGCTTAAAATACATTTAAATATATTTTCATATCCATCTACTCTAAGCTCTATTGCATTCCTACATAAAGATAAGAAATTTGAAATATTTTTAGCAATTTCCGACCTACTATTTCCTTTAAAATATAGTTCTAAAGATATCTCTTTAAAAGAAATTTTATTTTCTCTAAATACGGGTAATAATGATCCTTCTATCCACTCACTTGTATTGCTTATATCACTTGGAGAAATATCACACATTAATTGAATTGCATTGTACTTGCTTAAAAGAATATTATTGACTTTCATGATTATCTTCCTCCAATTCCTGAATAAGCTAAGTAATTTGACATTTCTGGACCTACTGCAGTTATAAACTCATGGCTATCTATTTTTAAAATAAATACATTTTGTGCGCCACCATTTAAAATATTTTGAGTTTCTTCTGCTGTATTAACTTTAGTTCCCCTTGGCATTTCAATAAGTTCTGGCCCTTGCTCACCAACCAGCGCCTTACCACCTTGGAAGTAATCAGTACCTTTATAAAGCATTGGTATTTTAGGAATATTAACTCCCTTACCACCTATAAGTGGAATCCAATCTGGTGCTTTTATACTATTGAATCCATCTATTACTTTATTAATTAGCTTTATTATCCCATTTAGTGGAGCTTTAACTATAGTTACTAAACCATTAAAAACTCCCTTTACTATATCTCCTAATCCATTAAAAACCTTCTTCCAATTACCAGTAAATACACCTGATAAGAAAGAAATTATTCCATTTAGAATAGGTTTTAAAGAATTGTCCCACAACTCTTTTATAAATCCAAAAGCACTTTTAACTACTGATGAAACCCCTGAAAACACTTTCGTAAATGTAGGTAATAAATAATTTGATATAAGGCCTGATATAGCCTCAAATACTGGTTTTAATATTTCTTCCCATAACCTTTTTAATATTGCACATGCATCCTGGAATATACTTGCTACTATAGGAAATACTACTTCAAAAACTTCTTTAACCTTTTTTACATACTCTTCAAAAGTTCTCCACAAAGGCTTACCAATAGATTCCCAAACTGTACCTATAACCGACATTACTATGCTAAAAACATCTGCTAAACCACTTATTATAGGATTTATATTTTCTATTACAACTCTTATAATATCCTGGATATTAGTAAATATATTACTTACAAAATCCATTAGTTCTAAAAGCATATTTCCTACTTCTGAATCTCTCCACTCAAAAGCATTTCTTAAGGCCTCTGATATACCTTCCCCTTCGGAAATTCTATATATTACTTCTTGTATAGCACTAAAAACCTTACCTATCTCTTCAAATATAGGTAAATCTCCTATGGGCCCAAATAATACCTCTAGCATTTCTTTAAATGCGACACCGTAATCATCAAACTCTTCCATAGATGTTTTAAAGGTATTTCCCATTTCATTAAACTTATCTATTATAGGCTTAACTAAATTACTTACCTTTCCTACAACTTTACTTAAGGAATTTACAATCACTTTTACAAACTTTTCTATAAACTTAAAAGTAGTACCTACTACACTTTGGATAATTGGCATATTATCCAGGATTAGATCACAAAATTTTTGAATCAATGGCATCACATTTACACCGACTTTAGTTACTATTGAACTAAAACTCCTTTTTAATTGGTCGATTGTATCTGTGAAAACAACTCCTGAATCAATAGCTTCATCATTTAAGACTAAACCTAATTCGTGAGCCTTCTTTGCCATTTCATCTACACTTCCAGCAGCTCCATTTAAAAGTGGCATCATTTCCGAACCACTTCGCCCAAATATCTTATTGGCTATAGCTGCCTTTTGGGTTTCGTTCTCCATGCTTTGCAATGCTGTTATAGACTTTTTAAATATATCCTCCCTGGACATATTCGCTAAATCTTTTGTAGATAATCCAAGATCATTAAAAGCCTTTGTAGCATCTTTTCCACCTTGCATAGCAGAATCCATTTGTTTAGTTAATGTTTTAAATCCACCTTGTAGATTTTCAACACTCATTCCACTTTGTGAACATATAAAGTCAAACTCCTGGAATGTTTCTCTACTCATTCCTATCTTTTGACTTAACTTATCTATTCTGTCAGTTGTACCCGCAGCTTTATTGGCCATCCCAAAAAGTGCTGCTCCACCTGCTGCAGCTGCAGCTCCTACCGCTGCCCCCCACTTTCCAACTGTACCTATTCCTTTTACAAACTTCTCTCCAAGTCCTACGGCTTTTTCTTCCGTCTTACTTATATTTTTATTTGCCTCTTCATTGTTTACCATTATAGAGCCAAATAATTTAAATACCTCTAAAGCCATTATTTTTCACCCTCCTTTTTCTTTGAGAGTTTTTCTAATATTGCTTTTGATTTATTTAGGATCTCTTCTTTACTTAAACTTCTATCTATAGGTTTAGGCATGATCTTCTCTTTATATTGAATAAAATTCATGTAATTATCTTTATTCATGTGTGAATAATCTACTAAATACATTTGCCACAAAGTATCTTCATTTTCTTTCTTATAGGCTTCAATTATAAATTCATAACCACTGTCTATATCCATGTTTAAGATATATTCTATATTTGAATATCTTCTAAATAGCAGCTCTTTTGCTTCTATTTGATTAATCGAGCTGCAGATTGTAAAAAAGTTCTCCATTCCTCCAAGCTTGCAGCCTCCGAAAGTTCTTTAACTAAATTAATTAAATCCATTTTCTTTACTTCTTCTGGGGCTCTTTCAAGTGGGCCAGATAAAACCTCATAAAGAACTTTTTCTGATTTCTCATCAGTACAAGTTGAAAATAAATCAAACATTAAAGAAACTCCGTTTTCTTCAACTGACTTGCTTGAATCAATTTTAAAGTTTTTAAGCTTTTCTTTAATTCCTAACTTATCTACTGCTCTTGCAGCTACAAAAACATCTGAAACATTAATTTTTCTCATACTTTATTCCTCCAACTAAAAAAGAAGGCCATATATAGCCTTCTTTACTATTCATCTGCAAATTCAACTTCCCAAGGCTCAAAACCCTTAGGACTATCTTCTAAATAACACCCTTCATATGTTAAGGCTGCAATTACTTCGTCTTTATCAGCTAAAGTCCAATCAAAGTTTTCTAAATTTATAGCATTAAAAACTTTAATAACAACTTCTTTACCTGACTTTGTTTCACCAACGAACTTAACTACATCTTGATAATCAGCTTCTTCAATCTTACCTTTACCAGTTATAGTTGTTTTCCCCTCTCCTTTATTTGCTTTTACTGCTGCATACATCTTAGGAAGGTTTTCAGGAACTATTTCTAATTGATTTATAGTAAGCTTAGGTGATGATCTATCTTGCTTTGTCCTTCCCTTAACTCTTCCCCTATCTCCATCTGCAACTATATCGCGGTACTCTTTTTCTATAACAAATTGCCCTCCACCTCTTGTAAGGCCAATGGCATCTTCACCTATATAGAATACACCGTTTCCTAGGATTATTTCTTTCATATAATCACTCCCTTACTTCATAATTTTTAACTATAAATTTTAATTGTCTATGTTGTATTAAAGGATCTTCATCTTCTAATGAATTTCTTCCAACTAAATAAAAGGTAGGTAGTATTTTATCTGTTGGATGATTGTTTCTATTTAAGATTTTTTCTAACTTATCAGTTAAAGTTTCTATCCTTATAGAATCAATATCTTTATCCCAAATATCTACTGTTACACTAATATCATCTCTTGGATAAGAACTTAAATCCACATTATTCATTGAATAAACAGAATAAGGGAACTGTGTTTTTTTATCAGCCTTATCAAACGATACATTTGGAGTAACTTGCTTTAGTAAGCTAACAATTACCTTTCTAAGCTCAACTGTTTTACTCACCATCTGCACCCCCTTTATATTCCTCTTCATTTATCATTCTTAAAGCCTCTGCTTCACTTTCTAAACTACTTAAATACTTAGATTCTATTTCAACTATTTTAGGTATGTTTTCCTCTACTGTTTTTGTTAATAGCCCTAATCTATCTGTTTTACTAGAACCAAATTCCTGAAATCCTCCATAAAAGGCATTAGGCTTTATCCCCACTTGTAAATCAAGGTCTCTTTTTCTAACCCAATATTGAGTATATCGTCCTACTTTCCCCTTCTTTCGGTTAAATATCCCATAGTATTTTGTTCTAAATACATTACAAATAAACTTTCCTACATCCCTTAACGCTGCTCTTGTAAGCTCCGTTAAAGTATATTGAACTCTATCAACATTACTAATAAATTCAACATTACCTTTCTTTATCTTAGTAACACTTTTAGGTATTGGCATGAATATCACCTGCACAAACTAACTCTATATGCCCATCCCCTTTATCATAGGTTCTAAGCACATCAAATTCCATTTCATTATATTTGACTTTCTTTTCTCCCATATACTCAAATTTACGTATAATGAAAGTAAGGTCTGGCTTTAATCCTAAAGCACTAGCTTGATAAAATTCACTTTGCTTTATAGATTGTATATGTGCAAACACTTTTCTAGGAATAGTGCATGAAGAAATGTCACCAATTTCATTAACTTTATTTGAAGCATCTGATAATAAATAAATAGGATTAATAAATTGCATAATATCACCCCACACAAATTTGCATTGCAAGCATATTAAAAGCTGGAGAAAATTTAGTATCTCCAGCTTTATTATTCAACAAATCATTTACTCCTGTAGCAATGCAAGCTATAACGGCTTCGTTATAATTATTTTCATCTATCTTAGCACCTGCTTTAATTAAATAATTTTTAACAGCATTAGCTTTAATAAGAATATTTCTTGTTACATCTTCATCATTAGTTGTAATTCCTAAATATCCTTTAACATCTTCTACAAGGGTTTTACTCATTTTCTCCTCCTAGTTACTCTGTCTTTTTTTTTAAGTATATAAGCCCTTTTGCTCCAACAAGCTTAGAATCTACTTCTCCTGCTGCCATTTGACCATCTACTATCATTAATGACTTATGGATCCACTTATTTTTATCTTCATTAAAGTACTTTTTGTAATACATAGATAAATTAGAATTTAATATATAATCTTCTAGATTAACTAAAGCAGCAAATATATCTCCATTACCTGCATTATCATATCCAGGAAGCTTATCAGTTGTAAGAACCTCTCTACCATTAAGTATTTTTTGTCCTTTTTCATTTATCTTACCTAACCCTATCTTTTGACCTGTAGAATCTGTCATTCCATTTAGGTACATTTCCCAAGTTTGCTTATTCATTAGATATATTTCACTATCTTCATATGCTTCAGGAATAGCAGCCTCTGCTCTCGCCCATCCTTTTACTGTTCCTATTTCACTATCTGTAAATTCAATAACTTGTTCTGTTGGTAATGTATACTTTGTTAATCCTTTTGGTTGCCCTGCACCAGTACCACTAATAACAGCAGTTTCTATAGCCTTTATCATTGCTTTCTTAAGTTGTCTTACAACTGTTGCTTCAAATACTGATAAAGTTACTGTTGATGTTAATAATCCTATTGCAACCTTAGCTTCTAAAACATGATAACTAAATTTAACGCTTGCTTTCATAGCTGCTTTTTGTTCATCAGATACTTCACTTTCTGATGCTAACCATGTAGCAGTTGGATTAATATCAGATAAAGGAATCTCAACTCCTCCTTGGAATGTAGTTTGAGTGATTCTATTGATTATTTTCCCTTCAACAGTTAAGTCCTCTATTACTTTGTTCATAATTGTTGTAGGAATAACAGCTCCAACATCACCAACTACTGTAAGAGCATCTGACCTCTCTTGAACATTTCTATACTCTTCTGGAATAGGTGTGCCATTAACAACATAATTTCTAAATGCTTGTCTGTATTCTAATGTTCCAAAAACATCATCTTCACTATCTCTAGTTTGTACTTGTGAAGTACTGAAAGTCGCTAATGGATTTAATGCTCTTCTTTCTGGATTTTCGTCTGGAGAATAACTTCTTGCTGCTGGATCTATTCCACCTTCACTATCTCTTTCTTGAATTTGTCTTTCTAAATCTTTAATTTTATGATCTGCTTTTCTAATATCTAATTCAATTTTATTAAGCTCTTCTACTGATGTAGCTGTCTCAATGCTATCTAATAAATTTTGTCTTTTTTCCTTTGCTTGTTGTAAAAGTTGTTCTAAATTCATGTTTTTACACTCTCCTCTTAAATATTTTTATATTTTTCTTTAATTAATAACTTCTTTTTTCTTAAGTCTAAGCTATCCAGCTGTTTTAAATTATTCTCCAACAATTCAAAACTCCTTGCGAAAACAGAAGTTGTATCATAAAACGGGGTATCCACCACGCTTACATCATATAATTTCTTTATTGCTGTAACCTCTCTTAATGTTTCATCATCACCATAGGTCCAATTATCCCCTCTGTCTGAAACAGTAAAAGCAAAAGACATCTTATCAATCAATCCTTCTTGAATTGATTTATAGATGTCTCTGTTACTTTGAGTATCAATTAACTCTGCTACAATTTTTAAGCCTCTTTCGTCTTTGATTAATTGGAGACTATTATTTCTAGTCCTAGCCATAATACACCATGTATCATTATGATTGTATCGCAATGGCACATCTGACATATCAGTATAATCTAAAGCTCCTCTTTTAATTATTTCAGTGAACTTTCTACCACCATATTCATGTGTTGCTGGCTGGTCGTATGTAATTGCATAGCCTTCAATTATCATTTTGCCTTCTTCGTTGTCTACTGCCCTCATTTCAATAAGTCTTTGCTCATTTTGAAACTTACTCACCTTTTTCACTCTCCTTTCTAGGTGTTGTTTTCTGTAATTGATATTGGTCTGCTATATCTCTATTTATATAATTTAAAGACATTCTTCTTGCATCTCCACCTTCAAATGGAGGATAACCAAATGCTGAAAGAACTTGATTGTCTGATAATGTTCCTAAATTAGTTAATATGGTTACTGCATCAATTTTATTTTTAGTACTCATATACATTAGGCCTTGTTGATAGAAAATTACTTCATGCCCTATCTCTAGTTGTCTTTTAGTGAATAATACCTTTGAAAATGCTCTTCCAAGACTAATAACCATTGGCTCTAAAGTTTTCTCATAATAAGCTTGGTAATCTTCTTCACTAAATTTACTATTGTATATAGGCAAAGATACTCCGTAATTAGCTAGTATTCTATT